AAGGGTTTAAAACATTATCGTAGTCGCTTTCTGTGGTGTATTTTTTCGGGTTATTTGTAGCCATAAAGAAGAAACGGCTCGAACCTTCGCTTTCATTTACACTATCTCTTGCAGTTGGTGAAGTTCTAGAAGCTAAATCAAACCTCCATATCATTGGTAGTATATCTTTGTCGTGCTTCTTTGATATTTCTTGTTGAACCTGAAGATACTTACCGTAAATGTATTGAGGCTTTCTAAGCGCATACGTTCCAATAATTGGCGCACTTGCACCGCTTACTATTAGATAGGTGTTTTGAACGAAAGAAACAACCGTATAATTAACTTCTAATAGCTTTATAATACTGTTTTCTCCTAAGTAGTGGGTATTGGTAGCCCAAAGTTTATAGTTACCGTCTATAACTTCAACAGCATAAACGTTAAGGTCTAAACTCATTGAGTCAATTACCGATTCTACTATGCTATCTACGCTGGTCATATTGCGCTAATAGGTTCTAAAACTAATCCCCTAAAGTCTGTATAAGTTGCTTGGTTCTCGTAAATGTAATATTGTAAGTCCGTTCCAGTTCTTATGGTCCGATTATAAAGAACGGTCAATTTAGTAATTAAACTTTCTTGACTTGTTGCCTCTGATTGATTAGCTACGTTTCCAGACGCTTGGTTTATTATTTGTTGTTGACTTACATAGTTGTAATATATTCGGCCTTTTAAGTACTCTTTAATGCCTTGACAAGTGATTGATATATCGCCAGGGTCGTCATAGTAAAACGGGCTGAATATATCTGTCCACTTTGTTGAAGCTGGTGTTTGTGGGTCGCCAGTCAAATCATTTATAAACTCTTGACCTAAAGTAGAACCAAACAACTCATAAATTAAAGCCTTCTCGCTATCCAAAGTAATAAACGATTGAAGGTCAACTAATGTATTTTGGTCTTGGCTTATTTGAAAGTTACCGCTTTCAAAATCGGACGTTTGAAGTATCATAATATTTTAACGATTACATTATTTGGGTTACTCACTAGCCTAGTGACTGCATAGTTTAGAATCTTTTTTTTAGTGCCTTTCTTGATAGTCTTTAAAATTGGAGTGCCTTTATCGTCAACCGTTCTATATTCATAGTCTTTTAGAAACTCGACTAGGATCATTTCTTCTTGCATAATACAAAGTTAAATAAAAAAGCCCTAACAAATTAATGCTAGGACTTCTTACCAGAGAAACTTAATACAGAGAATATTAAGAAAATTTATTTTTTACTTGATTTCGCTTTTGCTGGTGCTTTCTTTTTTTCTGTTGCTAATTCAGCCTGACCGTTACTAATAACTAAATCAGCTTTCCATTTAGGTAGCTCGTAAACTTGACCAACTACAAAATGCTGCGCCTTGCCAGCTTTTACTTTTTTACCTCTTACCTTGATTATTTCAACTTCTAAACTCATAACTGTTTAATTTTATGTTGCCTCAAAGATATAAAAAAAGCCCCAACAATATGAAGGGGCTTTTTAACTATATTCTAAACTAGACTATGCATTTTCTAAAGCTGCTTTGTCAGCTGCAAATACACCTTTAACAAATGCAGTTCTATCGTTGTTCTTAACGTAAACTACGCCTCTCCATTCAGCTCTAATTGTCTTAAAGTTTTTAATGAAGTTGTCACCAGTATATCCAACGTCTATTGAAACGCCAGCCTTAGTTCTGATATGTGCTTTTGTAAAGTCACCAATCAAATATTGGCCAGCGTCTACTAGAGTAGTTTCTACAATTGGAACTCCGTCTAAAGATAAAGAACCAGCTACCATTGCTAAACGCTCCACATATCTCTTATCAGTAGAACTAACTTTTACCATTTTTAAAGTGGTAACGTCAGAAGGATTCATAAAGATATAGTTCGGCATTCCTTGTTCAGCTATCTTGATCTGATTTGCTGCTACTGTAAGAACGTCTACTTCATTAGCGTTATCAACTGCTAAAGCAAAAGTTCCAGCAGCAAATGCAGTTGCAGTAGTGAAAACCCCGTTTAGTTGTGGGCTTGTTCCAGAACCACCATAAGCACCAGTTTCAACAGCTTTCAATAACTCACGATTCAATTCGTTGTTGATTTCAGTAGCCATAAATTCTACGTCGTCTAACATTTCGTCAGTGATCGTAATGTAAGCAGTTGTCTTTTCAACTTTTTGAGAACCAACAAGTAAATCAAAGTCGATTTGATTTTTAAGTGCCGCTTCTACTGTTTGACCAGCCGTTCCTTCTTTACCACTTTGATAAACCCATTCAACAAGGTTAGAAGAGATAGTTCCAGATTGAAGAACGTCTAAGAATTTGATTTCCCTTGAAGCAACCATATTCATACCAGGTAGCCTTTCAGCTTGTGGTATTTGTCCAGTTACATTACCAGCGATAGACATATCACCAACGGCTTTTAGCGTAATCTTAACGCTCTCACCATTCTTGTAACGACTTAATTCTTCTTTCTTTTCCTTCAACTGCTCAAGGATAGACTTACTTTGAGAACTTTCTGTTTTAGTCAACTTTTCAACCGCTGACTTAATAGCAGCACCTTGTGACAATAAAATAGCCTCGTGCTTTGCGCCTAATTCAGCTAAAGCCTTTGACTGCTCTTTGCCTAGTTCAGCTAATTCTTCTTTTGATACACCAGACTTTACAGCCTCGTCTACTTTCATTGCCACGCTGCTCATATACTCAGCAATATGGCTTGCTTGTGCTTCTGTGCTTAATTCTTTGATTGCAGCTTCGTCTAAATTTTTCTCAGCCGTCAACCATGTATTAAAATCTTTCATTTTAATTGTGTTAAATGATTAAATAATGGATTACTTTTCTTTTGCGGCTTCTCGACCTTTGGAAGTGTTTTATCAACGGCTTCACCTTCTTGAAGTGCTTTGAATTGATTACAAAAATGCAATAAATTTTCTTTAGTTGGGTTATCTAAGGCTTTTTCGTTTAGTTCTGTTAGTTCTTCTAAGCCTTTTGAAGCGTCTAAAGTTGGTGTCAATTCGTTTGAACCTCGTATAACGCAGCTAATTTCAATCAACTTTGCCTCTGTTACCGCCCAAAAAAAGCCCGTTTCTTCTGCTAAGTCCAGGTTTATAACCTCGTTTTTGTACTTTTCCCAAGTAGCAAACTCTTCTTTTTCTTCTGGATCGTTTACAGCAAGTTCAATCTTAACGTACTGCATACCAACTGAATGCTGATTGATTGCACCATTTTTATAATCAAGGAAAATGTTTTTGTTCCTCGACCTTTCAATCTTACTATCCATTAAAAGGGCAGTAGTTGTACCAGACTTGTTCAAACCAACGTCGGACCAGCTAACCTCTTTTTCATAAGTATCTAAAGGCGTTCCAACTTTCGCGCTTAATTGGTGAACGTGGTCGTGTAAGTGTAGGATATTTTCTTTGTTTTCTTGTATTGACTTGGTGAAAATTCCTTTGATATGTACGTCCTGGTGGCTATCCATGAAGCCGTAGGTATTACCCACGATTGTTCTGTAAATTTCATTTTCGTTATCGTTTTTGTCAGTCATTCCTTTGCTGGTAATTTCAGCGGCAGAACTTAATTCTATAACGTCACACTTTTTTAAAGTTGCTTTCTTTAACTTGATTAACTGCTTTTTGTTAGCAATCATTTTTTTAATATCGGCTTTGCTCATTTCCTTATGATTTTATTATCGATAACTTTCTTTAGCTTTTCAGCTTTCAATTTCTTCAATTGCTCTTTAGTAAGTTTCTTCTTTTCCATAACTAAACATTTGAAATTGTAACATTTGAACCTTTAGGCTTTACGCTGTCCATTTCTTTGTCACTTAAAACTTCTTTGCCTATTGATTCTCTTGCCTCGTTTGGTGTTATTAATCCAGCGTCAACCAATTTAATTGCTTGGTTTGCTCGTTCAGTTGGTGAAGGATTCAATGCTTCTATTTTTTCCTTGTGAATACCTAAAGAATAGTTTCCGAACTTAGATAAAAACTTTCGCTCATATCCAGCCGCTATCTTTTCGAAGGTTGGTATGTAGTTGTTGTTATACGCTGAAGCTTCTGCTTCTTTTACGTTGTTGTAAGTAGCTTGTTCTCCTGTTAACAGCATTGCTGGAAACCCGAAAACATTACAAAGGTCTTTCGTTAGTTGGTTCTTGTTCTCTATGGTTTGCATATCGGTTGAACTTGCATTAAGTTGCTGAACGTTTAAAGCCCTACGAGAAAATCTCATTGCGTTCATAGACTTAGCCCCACCTATTTTTCTTTTCAATGCGGACCAAATGCTTTTTTCGTCGTCGTCATTCATTGGCATTGACGGATCTTCGTTTGAAGGTGTTATTAATGCAGAAACGCCCCTATTCTCGAAGTATTCGCTTAGTGCTATCTCTACATTATTGGAAGCGTTTAAAATGTTTTGCGCTGATTGTAATGGGCTTAAACCGTTTTTGTCTTTAAGTCCTTGCATTGAAGGGTTATTCATTGCAACGTGCATAACGTAGTCAATATCTAACGGGCTTATCCTTTCTCCGTCGTTAAACTTATAGCTTTTGACTTTTGAAAATATGCTATTTGTTTCTGTTTCTATGGTTACTGCTTGAGGCGGTAGAACTAACTGTTGACCTTTGTAAAACCCTATTGATTCAGCGTCTAGGTAGTTGTAACATTCTCCGGTTAAAGTGTAGAATGTAACTAACTGCTCCCAAAACTCGTTAAAACTTTGGTTGTCGTTCGGCTTAAAAACAAAGTCGTGAACTTCTCCGCTTTCAATTTCTTTACCATTGGTCTTGTCGTAAATATAAATCGGTAGGCTTGAAACTCCTCTGGCTATTCGTGTGACTATTGAGTAAACAACCGAACTACCTAAGTAGCCTTTTTTGATTGCTTTTTCGTCTGAAATTGTAGAACCATTAAACCCTTCACCAATTTTAACAAACTGATCTGCGCTGAATAATTCCCTGCTGAATAATTCCCTGCTAGATAGTTTGCTTAAGTCCCGATATGCCATATTAACACTTTTGGCAAAATTACAATAAATTTAGTTGTGTTTGTTTATTGGGTGTTAATGGTTTAATCCGCTCTTGTGCTATCTTGAAATATTTTTGGTCTTGTTCTATTCCTATTCCATTTCTATTAGTGTTTTGACAAGCTACCATAGTTGAGCCACTTCCCATAGTTAAATCTACTACTAAATCATTTTCATTACTAAAAGTTTTAATTAAATCTTCTAATAATAAAATAGGTTTTTGTGTTGGGTGGTGTCCTGTGTAATCTTTTTTGTATTTAAGTATATTGCTTTTGTATTTTTTACCTTCCCATAAATTAAAGGTACTTGCAAACTTCTTTTTAAATTCGTTGTCTATTTGTTTGAGTTCTAAGTATGGTATAAACCCATTCAATTTATCTATATTAAAATACTCAATCATTTGCTTATAAGTGTGTTCTGGACATAGTTTAAAATGCTTTGTTTTTGGACTTGCTTCCATAAAATGATGAACTGTATTTGTTAGTTTTTTATTCCATTCTATTCTATTATAATTAGTTTCTTTTCTCAAATAATTAGCGTAATCGATTAAAGGGTGTTTTCTTTCTAAATCATAATGTTTATACCAAACTAAAACATCTTCATAATAATTTAAAGGTGCTTTTTTAGCTGTTAATGCGTTTGCAAAATGGTCTTTTTCCCAAATCATAGAATAACAAAATGGAATATTTATATGGGTTTTATTTATTAATTCATTTGTGAATGGTTGTTGAGCAAATAAAACCATTTTACCATTCTTTCTTAATATTCTATTTGCAACTTTGTAAACTTCATTTGTATCAATTACTTCATCCCAATCACATTTACCACTCATTCCGTGATTTACGTTTTTAATATCTTTAACAGTTCCATAAGGCAAATCTGTTAATATCAAATCAACACTACCACTTTCTATTTTATCGCTTTCAATAAGGCAATCCCCTAGTCTTAAATCTATCATTCTATTATATTTAACGATTCTTCAAATGCCAATAAGTGAACGCATACGAAAACCCGTCAATTGAATGATTGAACTTGTCTATTGGTATTTCAGCCCGTTTATCATTCCAGATATAGTTATTTAGTTCATTCTCAATATCTGGGCTTTCGTCTACTATTATCAAATAGTCTTGCATCCAACGCAAACGCTCTTGAACTATTCCCGGACGTTTAAACGCTCTGATTGCGTTATAGCCTCCGTTGTACATTCTTAACTCAGCTATATTTAAAGGTTCTGAACTATCGCAAATTATTAAGTCTTGCCTTGTGCAGTTGTTTTCAATGATCGTTTTTATATTAGTCATTGATAGGCCGCTGGCATAGGCTATTTGCTTAACGTAAATAATTTTCTTTTTCTTATCTACTGCTACTTTAGTCAATGTAAATGGGTCGGTCCAACCCCAGTCAAGGCCAAAAGTATAGGGCAGTTCGTCATTAAATTTTCCTTTTTTCCAGCGTTTAAGGATAGCCCCTTCTAGTGGTGCATACTCCCCTTTCCCGTACACTTTCCAGCGGTATTCGTCGGCTGTTCCTTTGGCTATGTTTTCTTTTGTTGGCTCGTAGTCCTCAATTTTTTGAATCGTTTTAGGGTCTAAAAAAGGGTTGTGTTTGTAGGTACTTTTAAAGGTCCTAACGTTATCCCTTTGCTCAAATCCTTTATCCTTCAACCAAAACTCCCCAGAAGGGTTAAAATCTACCCAAGTATGTCTTTTAGTCCGTACATAAATAGCCTCGAATATTTCGTAAGATATACCGTTTACCTCATTGAAGAAGGAATAGTCACGTTTACCGTTTTTCGCGTCTTGTTCGTCGTCGTAAGAATTAAATTCAATGATTGAACCGTTCTTGAAGTAAAGTATTCTATCGGTTTTATTGTAGTAATCTACTGCTTTTTGTAGCCATTCAGAACTATTAAGGATTGTTTTAAGGTCACGAATTGCGCCTTTTTTTAGGTTAGGTATGTCTTGACCTACTACGGTTATTATGATTCCTGGTTCTTGCCTACACCTTACTGCAAAGCCTTGCATTAAAGAATAGGTTTTTCCGCTTGAAGTACCGCCCCTATTAATGGTTAGGTCTTTCCCCTCTGGAATCTCATAGTTTTTTTGAAAAAGACTACTTACCCTAAAAGGTTGACTACTGTTCTTCTGGCTCTTCACCTTCTACTTTAAAGGTTACGTTTCCACCGCTAAAGTCATGTTTGTTATCTACCTTTTCGGCTAACCCTAAATCGCGTGCTATAATGTTGTTATGATACACTCCAACAGCAGCCCCCGAATATTTGTCGTTGTAAATTTCTCGGTCTATTGCGCGTATGATGTACACATATTCAGCGTATCTACCGTCTAAATTAGCCTTATAGTGATCAAGCCTTGATATTATTTCGTTCTTTCTTAACCATATCTCGAACCCGTCCCAAGTTAATGGTTTCTCTAGTTCTTGGTATTTACTGTTCCCGTCTTTTCCTACAAAAACGTGCTTTAGATATGGATTGTTTTTCGCTTCGGTTTTATACGATTCAAAATGAATGTACAACTCTTCTGGTGTCTTTATGTTCTTTTCTGTTGGCATAGCTTATTCTATTCGTTCACACTTTTTACCTAGTTCTCTTTTGCCTTCTATCTATTTTCTACAATGATAATTCAAATTTAGTTATTAATTTTTAATTGATTTCTTTTAGTTCTTTTTGTTCCTTCAACCATTCATTGTAAGATAATATCTTGTAAATTCTGTTTTTTGCAACCTTACTATCCTCTTTGCTTGGTGGGGTATAAACTACTTTTATTTGATTAGAACTTAAAGCTGCTTGTTTTCCGTTGTGGGTTTTCCTTTCTTCTCCTACTTGCTCTGCATACATTGTCAAGGTTTCGCGTTTTAACCGTTCTTTTTGATCTTCTGTAATTACTATCCGGCCTTCATTTTTTAGCCTCGCAAACTTGACGTTTCCATAATCTTCAACCAGGACCATTGGGTTTAGTTTCTTTTGCTGAATATCGGCTTCGATTATTCCCTCGAAACTTTCTTCGTATTCCTTTCGGGCTTGTTCGGCTTTTTCTTTCTGGTCCCGTTTGTATTTTAAATCGTTCTCATAAAGTCTTTGCTTTGTAATTGCCTCGTTCATTTCCTGGACATAGCCTAAAATAAATTTATTCAAAGTAACATAATTGATACCCATAAACTCACCGTATTGACCAGAACAACCCCGTTCAACCGCTATATTTAGTTCATTGACTGTTATACTTCCATACTTTCCAATGTTAAAATTACTTTCTAACGCCTTTGAACACGCCTTTACTTGATTAAAATAGTCGCTTTCTTCTTTCTTATGTCCAGCTAACATTAAAGCCAAATCAAACGCTTTTAAAATTTCAGCGTAAAACAAAGCACTATTTTCTATGATCAAACTTTTAACCGTTTCAGACCTCCTAGCATTAATAATTTCTAATTGACTTTTTGTAAGGTCCGGAGAAAGGTTTTTAAAATCGTAACGTTCTATGATTGATAAATTGCTCATTTTTTGCCCTCCATTAATTCACTTAAAATATTTCTGTTCAATTCTTGCTTTCTTTCTAAGGTCATTTTTCCGTTGCTATTACCGTTAAAGTTTTTTTCGTTTTTAGACCAGGTCAATAACCGCCTTTCAATATCAAAAGTATTTTGCATTTCAAACTTCATTTTTTTTCCGTTAGGGTTTTTCTCGGTCCAGTACAAAAAAAACTTTTCAAGCATTTCTAAAGGATAGTTTTCTTGAAAGGTTAGAAGGTTTTTTTTAAAAACCGCCTCTTTACTTTCTTCTTTCTCTTTCTCTTTCTCTTTCTCTTTCTCTTGTTGCGAAGGGTCTACCGTACCCCCTTGCCTACCCCCTTGCAAAGGGTGTTGTTTAGGTGGTTCAATAGGGTTTAATTTATTTCCTTGCAAGTCTGTTTTTGTTTTATCCTTATAACCTTTAATACTGGTTTCTATTGAGTGTCTTTGGCTCTCATAGCAAAGGTTTGCAATAAATGGTAAGTCTTTCGGATCTTCGTCTAAAAACTGTTTATTAATAACTGCCAGAAGGTAGTTCAGTTTGTCGCTATCTGTTTCAATTTCATTTAGAACGTCGAAATAAGAACGAAGGAAATTAAAGGCTTTTCGTTTTGTGAGTTTCTTAGCCATTTTGATCCTCCAGTTCTTTCTTAGCCTTGTTAATTTCTGTTCTTACGGTCTTAGCGAACTTTATCGCTGTTGTAATGTCTAGCCATACAACTGTTTTCTCGTGATTAAATGATTCAATTGATATGAATTTACCTCCACTATCTGGACATTCTACACACTCACATTTAACCCAAGAGTTATCACCCGTTGCGTCTAAAAATTTTAAATCAATGTTTGCCATAATTATAACGGTTTTAAGCTACCGATAAACTATTAAATTAAAAAGCCTTGTATCGCTTTCGGAGGGTATTCCTACTAACGAACAAGGCTTTAAATAAACTTCTTTAATAACGTATACCCCCGTTATAAGATTCAAATATACAAATTAATTAAAAGCCGCCCATAAAATAACACTAAGAAAGGTAGTGGCTACAATTACTGCTAGTGTCTTGTTAAATGTTACTTCTACTTTGTCCAGGATTTCGTCGTCTGGTGCGCTGTCGCTGTTTCTCATTTCAAACGTATTAAAGATTCATTCCTTCCAAATACTCCCTTTCGTTTCCTTCCGGTGTATTCAAGTTTATTATCCTGGACCAAGTTAGTAACTGATCTCCGAACGCTTGTAATCGGTACTGAATTGTAGAACA